CGCTTCAATAGTATCAAGTTGCGCTAAAAGACTTTCAAGTTTATCCATCATTTTGGTTCTCCCATAATTTTTGTAATTAATTTTTCGGGAACTTTGTCTTTACAATATTTTATTGCCATTTCATCAGTTATTTCATTAGCTGTCATACTGCCAAAAATTTCAGTATTATCGACTGTATACATGTCTGCGTCCTCACACAATGCTATGTCTTCCAAAGCCGCTGTAGTCACGTTTTTAGTGAACGTTTCAAGCCGTTTCTCATCGAACGGAGTAACAATATCTTCATTTTCTTTAAGATATGCGTCAATCGTATCGCGAATATACAAAATCTTGTCATTGCTTTCAATGCCAAACGATTCTAAAATCCGCCATTGAAGATACATTGATTCCCGTTTTCTTTGCGGTATTCTTATCGGAATAATATTATCAATAGTATAAAATTCCAATAAGTGCACAAGAAGAACTATTGTCTGAAGATTGCCTTCAACATTTACCACTGCCTTAGACATTTGCAATACCCCATATAACTAAAGAAATAATTGCGATTACACTAATATGCATAATCTGGTCTACGGCGATATAAATTGTAGGTCTAAACGGATTTTCGAGACAGTCTTCGAATAATGCCTTATTACCTTCATCCATACTTTTTACACCCTCAAAGCGTGGATTTTTATGGATATATTTTGCCCACAGGATCATTAAAAACCCGTTGTCAATGTAATAATGGGATATCAAAAGGGCTCCGAAAACTGCTGCCACTCCAACGGTATAATATAAATTGCCAAACTTAAAAAGGGCCGCACTAAATGCCAAGCTAACCCAAACCGCATACCATGAGCAATGTCTGAATAACACCGAATTATTTTGTTTCTTGTTGACTGCCGTTTCGTGTGTCTGAAACAAAAAGTCTACTATAAAGTGTACCGTGGCCGCAACGACAAACATTACAAAATAAATCATATCTAATCTCCTTATGGTTGTATAGTAACACAAGACGGCCGTTTTGTCAAGAAAAAAAGAAACCCCCCAACTTTCGAACGAAGGGGGGTAGGGCCACAGATACTATCCGTGGTGGGGCTGGCCCCGCCGATGACGAGGCTGTTTCCTTTTGTACATCGTGGTACATAGGAAATGTGTCGTTATACGCCTTTTGACACTTACATTTTATCACAACGGAAAAGTTGGCGAACCCATGATAAAACAAAAACCGATGTTTCGCTGGGCGGGTACACCGAAAAACCTTTGTAGGCTCCTTATCGCTGACAAGGAACAAATTTAAACAAGACAGTTGCCTAAATAGAACTATAACATACTTTTAGATATTTGTCAAGTTTTACCATTCCCATGTATCAGTATGATTGCGATATGAAGCGCTACGATTTTGTAAAATTTTTATTGTACTTTCAATATGTTTTATGATATCTGTGTCTTTAGTTATTTTTAATATACGTACAAAAATACCCAAAATATCGGCTATATTTGCATAATATTTTGAAGGATTGCCTGCATTTTTTACTAACTCGTTTTTTATAAAATAATCTAAACTTGTACTTAAATCTTTAACTTGTTTTGTGATTTTATCTTTAGGGGCGGCTACTTTATTGACACCCTCTTTGACTTTCTTTACTAAAATTAAATTGTTTTCAGACCAGGTTTTACGTACTCCGGATCCCTGTTCTTTTACTTTATATTTCCATTTTCCGGTATAATTATCATAGCCGACTATACTAAAAACTTTGCCTAGCGGTTGTTTTGATAGTGGGCCATCATCATATAATTTAATTCTAACAATATCACCAACATCAAATTTTCGAGGTTTTTTGCCTTCACTAATTATATCACTAATAAAATTCTTAATGTTCCCTATTTTTTTGTTCCTTGCCTTCTCGTTCCATTTTCTTGAGACGAGTATAATAGTCTGAAAATTCCTTTAGATGAACCCATGCAATTTTGGCTGTCATAACAGGATCGTCATTTGTTGCATTTGTTTCGGGGTCTTGTAATCCGTGTTCTAATTCTACATAATATCCCGCTTCAAATTCTGAAAATGGGATTTTATTCCAATTAATACCCAACTTATTGCCGACTGCCCTAATTGTCTTTGCGTCAATTTTGTTTTCTGAAAATGTACTAAATTCTGTTATTTTTGACATTTTGTTACTCGCGTTTCAAAGAAAAGCACAGCACTTAAACTTTTTCTAAGTGCTGTGCTTAATTAGTTATTAGAGGATATTAAAAGAACTCTCTGCTGTTTCTGGTAACAACTGAGCATCACCATCTGTAGGTTCTGCTGTTGTACCTGGGTCAATACGATAGACTTTATTAAATCTAAAAGTCGCTTCGATTGTTAGAGGATCGCCTTCAGTGGCATGGTCTAAATCGCCCATATTTACTTCTCTTGGCCATAAACCAAGATACATCCAACGTTCGATAGGTTCACCGCTACCTGAATATAACGTAATATATGCATTAGTTTGATATTCACTTGCTAATCCCATATACCCAGAAGACGGATTATATATTAGTAAATACCAGTTATACAATATTTGCGATGCACTACGCATATCAGGATTACCAGCCGGGTGTGGACTTTGTACGCCTTCACGCTGATAAGTATAACTTACACCCTGAGATGGTAAAGCGTCATAAAACGAAACTGCCAAATCCTGTGCGACTGGTTTAGAGGCAACGTACCAACGTTCGTTACCCCTTTGTAATTCGACTTCGCCCAAAGTGAAATTAGGTCTTGCAGCCTTATTCATCTGTAGAGTAAAGGAATTGCGAAAATCATCTGAGCCAAACGAACGGGCCAGTTTCATTTCCCACATATTATTTCGTTTAACGTCATAGTTTCCCATGCCATCAACTTCATTGCCAATTCGCGAATTGCCAACTATTCCTAAAATTCCCATGTTTTATTCTCCTTAACCTTCGATAAATGCTTGTCCGCTACCGGTTACAATAAACGGAATCTCAATGAATTCAGCAGTTTGTTGTGGTTCAACAAACACAACAATCTTGATTCTATTCTGATTAATCAGGAAAGCATCAGTCTTGTCTTCAACCTGGAATCTTGTAATACCGCGTCTTGATAGAATATCGGACATAGCACCTTCAATTATTTCCACCAATTTCTTACGGGTCAACGCATCATTAGGTTCAAACAATATAACTTGTGAGGCTAATTCTACGGTTCTACGAGCAAACAAGAATAAACGCCTCACATTGATACGATTCAATGAAGACTCTGTGCGTGAAAGGGTTTTCTGGCCCCAGATTTTAATTCCGCTTTGTACGAAATTAACAATCGGATTCACTGCATTTCCATTGCCGTACATTAAGTCGCGTTCACCCTCGTTTGGTGAATATTCAACCCCAATAGCACCGGTAACTTTACCGCGCGTATCACCTGCTACTGCAAACCATGGTTCCGAAATGGAATCGCTATATGCATACTGCTTTAGCAGATATGCACTAGGTGGTAAATAAATATTCGTGTTATTATACGGATCACTATGATAGAACCAAGTACCGTATAATGCTGCGTAACTTGTGTTAAATGCCACACTATTACCATAACCTAGGCCATTGTGCCAATCCACTACTTGTTCTGGTCTCAGAGAGATAGGCGGATCCACAAGGGCCAAACAATCGCCGCGTTCTTCAGCTACAGAGAATAATGACTGAATAACAGCACTATCTGAACGGCCTGGGGCAACCAGGAAGTTAATAAATGATGAATGCTTATCAGCAAAATTCTGAATTCCTGTAGGTCCACCATATGTGGAATCATAAGAAACACCAACAAAATCACTTCCAGTTAATTCATTGATACCATCAGCTCCGCCACTTAACGAATAAGTTCCAGACTTAAATTTTCCACCATTATAATCAATGACGTCTGTAGTTAAATCTTCGTCAAGGTCAAACGCGAAATATGGATTAGGATTAGTTCCGTTGGCAACGTCATTGCTATTACCAAGTTCGTCCTCAATGAATGTTCCCTCTCCGGTTGTTCCATGGCTGCCATCAGCATCAGGATCAGGAGAAACTTCGCGATATGATGCTAAAATAGTAGAACCACTATAAATATCTACACGAGAAGTATTAGGCGCAAAGAACAGCGGATTTTCGTCAGTAAATTTAATTTTCAGAGCATCCTCGTCAGCATTTGCCCAAGTACCAGGACTTACTGCAAAAGCAACGCCGGCAGCAACTTCAGTTTGGGTCCCAGTATAAACAGTTTGAATACCAAACTCGTCACCCAGTGCCTGATTAGCTGTCAGAATTTCCACGGTACCACTTGTGCCGGTAACAAGACTCTTGACATTTACTGTAGTTGCAACACCAACGCCGTCTGTATAGACAAGACTGCTACTTAGAGATGTTCCTCTGAGAATGGAAGCAACGACTTCATCAGCAGTAGCCGCACTTTGATCTGCAATCAAAATACCTGCATAGTCAGTAAAATCAATAGTATTTGTAGTCCCGCCATCCACCTTAAAGGATAGATTGGGATAACCACTACCAGTTGCAGGTGTACTAACAATAGCAGAAAAATCTAATGCGGTATTATCAATAACTCCGCGAAGCTGACTTGAAACGCCTTTTGTAGGACTTGTTAATACAATCTTATTGCTTACTGCTGTGGCAAAACCATTTAGCGTACTATTAATGAGTTTTGCACGAGCATTAAGAGCATCGGCAGTTTCACTTGCGGTTGCAGCACTTTGATCAACAAATGTATAATCATTAAAATCAATATCTACGGTATAATCATCATCTACGACAACAGCAAACCTATTGTAGCCGCCACCCCAATCATCATTCGGGAAGAACGAACGAGCAGTGGCAACAAATGTTGAAGTTATATCGTTATAAGCTACACGAGAAGTTGTAATTCTACCATTCTGCCACTGAGCTGCATATGCGCCCGGTGTAACAGTTGATGGACGGAAAATATATTCAATGTCGGCATTACCAATCAAATAACCCTTGGCTTTGCCGCCAGCACCAGCAGAAGGTAAATCCTGACCATTTAATTTTAGTGCATCAAGAGCAAAATCTAAAGTACCCGTTGCAGTATTAACATATGCATAAGAACCGGTGCCAGCAGTCCATGTAACATCATATCCATTACCCTGTGCAAGAGTAATAACGTCAACAGGGCATTCCGCAACTGCTATACTATGTCCACCCTTAATTGAAGTTGTAAATGCCGTAGTTCCGCTTGG